AGTACGGTTTGCGCAGCTACAAATGCATTTTTACCATCATGCAATTTTGCCATGAAATATATTTCACCAGTATCATTTGCTGCTTCTTTTAAACCAAGATAAAAACATCTTTGTGGTTTGTCCTTCATGTCAAGCCAATCTTCTTTGGTCCTGTATTTAGAAGTTAATGTGGCCCCTTCTGGCGCATCCTTCAATTTTGCCAAAGTATTTGTATTTGGCATTAAAAATGTCACTTCTCCATTCTTTGGATAAAGTTCTTGTTTTGATTTTTCGTTACTCATGGTTATTATATTTAGTTATTATTAAAATTCAATTACTTGTGATGGTTTCAGTTCAACTTCTATACAGAAATTGTAAAAATTTACTATTGCATATGGCAATTCTCCTTTATCCCAACTTCTCAAACTCCATTCAGCATAAGGAATTAATTGTGATAATTGTGCAAAATTCCTTTTTCTCCTGGTTTTAGCGTATCTTTCAATGTTTTCTTTTAATGCTATTCTTTTTAAATATTTAGAATCATCACAGCTTGGATATGATACAGATTCAAACAAATCATCAAATTTCATGTCTAAATATACAGAAGCATCATAAATAGCTTGAATTGATTTTGAAACTTTTCCATTGTTCCATAATGATAAATGAATGTTATTAATACCAATTGAATTACTAACTGAAAATCCAGTTTTTTTTATTTTGATAGGGTTTTTATCATTCCATAAATCAATGGATTCTTTTACTTTAATTCTTTTTATTTTCTTCATTGTATTGGTTTTATGACTACAAATATATATATTTTTATTTGTATAAACAAAATTTATTTGTATATTTGTTTCAAATAATAACTAAAACAAAAACAATGGAAAAATTTAATGAATTACTAAAGAAATTACAAGATTTAAACATTACACAAACGAAAGGTGATTGGGCTGAAAACTTACCAGACGATATTTGGAAAGAATACTTTAAAGCAAATTTTAAAGAAGTAAAAAGCGGGCTAGATGTAGATACTCATAGATGGTACGAAACATCGACTAATGTAATTGAAATTTTCGGTGGATTATTAGGAATAACATTTATAACTAACATGTTTTCTGAAAGCCAAGACTATGAAGATTGTTATGTAACTATTGAGTTTAACCAAATGAAAGAGGTGCAAACTATTAGTTATGAATGTGTGTAGGTTTTTGTTTTTTAATTCTTTTAGTTAAGAACAGAACTTAATTAATCGAACGAACCCTACCATAGTTTTTATACTGTGTTAGTAAATCGTTTTAATATTTGCTAACACAGTAACAAACTCAATACATTTATCTAAAATAAACTGTAACTAATTAAAACCAAAATTTATGGACCCAAAAGAATTCAAAATCGGCAATTTGTTTTTTGATAACGACATAAAAAGGAATTATCAAATAGAATCAATATTTACTAAATGTAACAAATATTATATATCGTATGAAAACGGTATGTTTAAATCGTGTATTGATGTATCATATAATTCTGTTCATCTAATACCATTAACAGAAGAATGGTTGTTGAATATGGGGTTTAAAGAATACTCTAAAGACCATTTAACATTAGACGTACTTACAAGAGGTATAATTCATGTTTATTTAAGCAAAACAGACGTTTCTATTGAATTAGGAAATAAAAGTGGTTATTCTTTTGGCTATCCAAATGTTAAATATGTACATCAGTTACAAAACTTATATTTCGCATTAACAGGAAAAGAATTAACTATTATAAATCAAAAATCATGAACAACAATCTAACGGGAAGAACATTCAAGTGTATTGGATTAAATACTAATCATATATGGAAAGAATATTTTATGATTGGATTTGAATATCCAGAATGTAAACTTGATGAATTTGGGTGTAATAATTTAGCAAAGAAGTATGGTAAATATTTAATCATCCAGGAACCCAATGGATTTAACCTTTATGTTGATGCAGATCAATTTGAATTAGTTCCTAAAAACAACCCCATAACAATAACAGTTGACAAATTCATACACCGTTGTAAACTTAATAATTTTTTAGAAGAACTAGAAATTGATCCTATAATATATAAATGAAATTATGAAAAACCTAATATTAATACTCATCATTACCCTTACATCTTATAATGTGTTCGGACAAATACAACCTGACAAGATACTTCATTTCAAGGCCGGAGTAATAACTGGAATCTTCACTAATGTACTTATACAATCAATTACAAAAGACAAGAAAAAAGCGTTTTGGTGGGGGGCTGGTATGTCTGCATTTGTAGGATTATTAAAAGAGGCCATGGATGAAGAAGAATACAAAGGGTGGTCGAATTCCGATTTAGGAGCTACCGTATTAGGAGGCATGTTTGGTTCTGGAAGTGTATCATTTACAATTAATATTTTTGATGGAAAAAAACGTAAAAAACAATTTAAAAATGGAAATTAAATACAGATTAACAATATCATTATTAAAACAATTTGGATTATGTATTTCATATGCATATGGATTTATTGTTTTTGAATTACCGTTTATTTCAATAACTATTTGTACTCATGAAGTTGTTGGGGGATGGTTTAAATTTTATAATATCATAAAAAAATAGGTATGTTAAATTCAATATCAGAAGTAATTCAGGATATAATTTTACTGTATATTCTTTACAATATGGATTCACAAAAAAAAATAATCCATGGATTGGCTAAAGAAACTTTAAAAATAGCTAAATACGTATTCAAAAAAGAACCACCTGAATAAACAGGTGGCCCCAACCAGATAATCATGAAATCACCAATCATGAAGTCTTAGTATTATTTGTCTTTTCCTGGAAACAATCGTTTAAAAAATCCTTTCTTCTTTTTAAGAATTGAATCTTTTGTTTTCATAATTATATTAGTCGGTTTTTGATCGTTTTTTGGGTCCTGTTTAATATTGATTTTTAAGTTATCTGATTTCTTAATCTTATCAATTTTTACATCAATCTTGTTTAGGATCTCATTTTTTATAGTTTCCTTATCAATTGCCTTGATAATTAGTTCTTTTTGTTGTTCCAACATGGTTTCTGCCGTTTTTACAGAAATCTTATATCCTGAATAGGAACCGATAATAAAAGTGATTAAAACAAGAGCTAAATTCTCCGCTGTATTTTTCCAATTAATTTTTGATATTCCAAACATAATTATAAATTTTTGTATTCATTTTTAGAATCATATCCAGGACATTTTTTTGTCACATTTGGAAAGTCTCTATGCCCTAAAACATTTATTCCCTTGTAAATTCTTTTAAGAGTACAAATTAAGTGAACCAATGATGCTTTTTGTTCAATTGTACGGGTGTCTGTTCCGTTTTCACCTCCAATATAACATATACCTATATTTCCTGTATTATAATCCTTTACGTGTGCTCCTCTGGTATTTATATCTCTACCGATTTCAATAGTTCCATCTAATAAAATTATGTAATGATACCCAATATCTGACCAACCTCGTTCTTCAACATGCCATTTTCTAATGTCTGATACATCAAAATATTTTCCTTTTGGAGTATCTGAACAATGGATTGTTATATATTTCATTTCCTATCCTGTTTATCTTTCAATAAAACTTTAATCTCGTATATTCCTTTCATTACTTCAATTTGATGTTTTTGTATAGCTTTATTTGTCTGTTTAGCTTCCTGTTTAAGTAATAGTATTTCTTTTTGATTATTGTCAGATCTATCTCTCACCTTTTCCATACTCCACGCCCAGCCCAATATGGGAAGTCCTATTATAGATATAGTAGTGATAAAAGCTCCCCAAGTAAATGGTTTTTTCATATTTTAAAAATGTGTTTGTTATAAAAAATTGCAATCAAAATGTAGATCGGTATTAACATTAAACCTTCTTTTTGGTTATAAAATGTAAAATACATAAACCACACTCCTATAGATAAATAAAACAATGGTTTAAAAACTTTTCTATTTATTTTAATCAGCCAATAAGTTAAGATTGAAAATTTAAACATATTAGAAATATCAAATAAAATATTATCTAAAAACCTACTATGATCATAAAATAGATAGATATCAAATTTTCTATCATCATAAAAATAGATATTATGTAAACTATCAATTATGATAATTAATCCAATTCCTATGTAATATTTTAAACTTGATGGTTTCATTTAATGTTCTTCATGATCAGGATTAGGATTGCCACCTGTGATTGATTGTTTTTTTGGTGGTGATGGTGGGTTTTTCATTTTTAAATCCTTAATACCTGTTTTTTGTTTTAATTTTTTCTTTAAAAAAAACATCACTAAAGATGGAGAATATCCGGTAATTATGTAAATTAAATTACCATCTAAATCATATCCAGTAAATTTTAGTAATATTGGCAAAAGGAACATAATTCCAATTCCTAAAAATACTGCAAATCCTAATCTTTGAAAATCCTTTTCAGTGAAAGAAACACCGATTATTGAAAAATATTCTTTACTGTTTTTTTCTTGCTTACCTAAATAAGCGTTTTGAAATTCTGCTATTAAAAACCCTACGATAATTAATAAAAATGAAATAATTGTTGCTATCATGATTTTATTGTTTTTTTTTAAATTAAATTCTAGTTCGTTTTCTTGGTACAAATTCAGCTACAGTTAAACTATTAGTTACGGTTCCGTTTCCTCTCAATACCCAAGTACCTATAAAAGCTGCTTCAAATGTTTGTTGGCCTTCTGTAAATGGTTCTGTTTCAATTGCTGCTTTACTTTCATCCAATGAATTATAAGTAGCTTCTCCGAAATAAACCACTGTTGTTCCTGGTCCATAGAAATGGAAAACTCTGTGATTACTCCACTTGGTTGCACTTACACTCGATAGAGTTCCAAGGTTATTGAATTGGGTAGGATCAAGTTGTTTATTTGTCATTTGAATTACCTGCAAATCACCTGAACCGTCTACGTGTAATAAATTAATAAATCCTTTTATAGTTCCTGTTACTGATTCTGCAGGTGAAACTGGTAGATGTGGTGTATTAGGAGTGGCTACATACCCCCTTCCAAATCCTATGCCCTCTCCTTCTGTATTTTGAAATGTTAAATCAGCATTACCGGATATAGTGAACCCTTTTATACTGATTCCACCAATCGCTCTAAATACCGCTTCTGTGATTAATTCCATGCCATAACCTGTCTGGGGCGTGGTTGCTGTAAATGCAAAATCAACACCATCATCATCTAGATTACCTAAAATTATATGATCAGAAATCTGGATGCCTCCTTGTATAGTAGGCATCTGTACTATAGTCTCGTCGCTTTTTCTTAAATAAACATAAGTAGTTACGCCAGTTCCTAACAAAGTTCCAGATATACCTGTTTGGCCTGCAAAGGTTTTAACTGTCTCTATTGGGGTTTCAGGATCAGAATTATCTACGAATCTATATCTAAAACTTACTACGTCAAATTTAGTAGGATCAGCATTTATACTGAGTAATTCACCTGATGCACTAATAACTCCATTATAAGCTGTTAATTTCCTTAGTTTTTCTTCTTCTGGATTTGTCGCAAGACTTATATTTGTTATTAAATTTATTTTATCAACTGCGTCTTCAACGTCTGAGGGATTAACACCTCCTATCAGAAAATCAGTAAATCCCGAAGTTGTTCTATAATCATTACTCGAGTTCTGTGTTGTATTTACAATTCTTACAGTTGTTGAATTTGCTTCACTTGCAACTAATTTATCACCTGATGTGGTTCCATTAATAGTGTATGTTACACCTGGTGTAACTTCTGTTATTGTCAATGCTTGTGAAAATACACTTGCACAAGCAAATAAAAACGTAATTAATAATAAATAAATTTTTCTCATGATTTCAAATATTTCCTGTTTTTAATCCTAGGGTTACCGTTTGTTTATATCCAACAGTGTTGTCATAATTTTTTGTAACTGCATTTACTCTATACTGTCCATTTCTTTCAGGTGTTCGTTCATCAATTAAATTAACTGTATCACCGTGATCAATTGATGGAGCGCCAAATGTTGTTACTTTTCCTGTTACTCCTGTATAAAATAGTTTTGGCAATCGTTGTTCAACTAATTTTGTCAAGGCCACAAGACTTAAATCAGGTACTTTAAACGTATTTAAAACTCCAATTGGCCTTGATGTACTTACGACTATTTCATTATCCGGTAAATTGTCTTTATAAAATGCAAAAACTTCTATTTTTGTTCCGTTTTTTTGCAAACTCAATCCATGTGATATAATTCCAATGTCCGTGTCTTTTTGGAAATTTAAATCGTCACTATCTTGAACTACATTTCTTTGAATGTTTAATATCGTTTGATTTGTTGTTGAATCAGTAATTAATTCAGTATTTACATTCAAGATCCCATTTTTGAAATGGCTTAATATTCCAAATTTTGATTTTAGTTCGTCAAGAACATTTACCAGAGTTGCATTTTCTGAAATTCTCCAATCTCCAATTTCGGTGTCAAATATATTGGTTTCCCCTTCAAAAAATGTTTCAATCAGTTTTTTTAAAGTTGTCTGCTTTAATGTTGTGGCCGACAAACTATTTCTTTTCAATAAAAATGATTGATCTTCTAGTTTAAGGACCAACGGACTGTTTTTGTCAATGAACGAAATAAACCCCTCGTATTCTAGCACTAAGTTAGGGAAATAACCTAGAAAAATTTCGATTCTATCACCAATATTTATTTTATCAATCAAATTTTCCTTTCTTCTTAGTCTATTTGGAAATATGACCGTTGCCGTATCGGTAAATGTAGAACGGTCTTTAACTATCTCAACAGATGTGACAATATCAAAATCAAATTTAGCTTTTGTTGTGTTAAGTTCGTAAATAATTATTCTCGATTGTTTTCTTAACATTATCTTGAAATTTCTATATCTGCCAACGCTTCCAATAAGGCTTGTTGTACCAATTCTTTAACTTTACTCGGTGCTTCTTTAATGTTTTCGGTATTAACTGTAAATTGTTCAACTAATTTATTTATATTGATATTGAAAACTTTTGGAGCTGCAGATGTAACAGTTGTTTCTGAAACTGTTTGATCATCTATTCCAATTATCGGTTTTGGTTTAAGTTTTCCAAATGCTTTTTTTGCCTTACCTAATGGATCTTCACCAAATTTTAATTTAAATTCAAAAGCGTTTTTCAGTTTTTTAGCTGTTTTAATACCTTCTTTTGCAAGATTTCTTATTTCATCAGTCCTGTTTTTTATGCCTTGTGTTAATTCATCAATTCTTTGCGTGTCTCCCTGTTTTCCGAATCCAAGAACTTTTTTTGCTTTTAACCATGCAATTTTCATTAAATCCAACGCAGTTAAAAATGCACCTGATATAATTTTCCATTCAAGCAAAAATATAGTTTTCATCAACTTCAATGAAAGTGTGAATATGTTTTTAAACACTTTCCATTGTTCGGACCATCCGTCAATTGATGTTACAATTGCAGCAATTATTCCAATCAAAATAACTATTCCAGTAATAATTAATCCAATGGGATTTGCTAACAATATTACATTTAAAATTGATTGAGCAACAGCCCATAATTTAATTGCAATTATTATGGTTCCAATAACTGTTGCAAATACAAGAAATATTTTTATAACAATCTCAACAATTACTTTGTTCCTTTTCATGACCTGAACCATTTTTGAAATTCCATTTACTAATGGTCTTATAATAGGAATTAACACATTTCCAATATCTCTCGCTAATATTTGAATGTTTTCACTCATTTCATTAACCCCACCAAGAAATGTTTTATTTTGTCTGTCCATTAAATTGAAGAATTTACCTCCTTCTGAACTCATGGCTGTAAATGCTTTTTCAACTATCGGGAATCCAATTTTTCCTGCACTTACTAATCCAGAAATGGCCGCTTCTGAAACTTTTAGCTGTTTTGCTAATGCTGCAGTTAATGGAACACCTGCAATTGCAAAATCTCGCAATTCTCGACCCGTTAATTTTCCTTGTGATTTCACTTGTCCAAAATTCAAAGCTAATCTTGAAATAGGAACAGATAATCCTGCAGAAACATCACCAAGTGATTTTAATGTTGGTAATAAACGATCAACATTTATCCCCATGGCCAATAGTTGTTTTGCAGAGGATTGAACACCTTCAATTGAGAATGGTGTTTTAGTTGCAAACACATCTAATTCTCTCAATAATTTTTGGCCGCGTTCAACAGATCCTAACATTGTTTCAAATGCTATTCCTGTTTGTTCAAAATCTCCTGCTATTTTAACCGCTTTTAATGCGCCAAATCCAACAACAAGAGCGCCAATTCCAACATTAAGACCGTTTATATTGTTGTTTAATGCTTTGGTTCTGTTGTCGACTTTCTGAACTTCTAAAGCGGCTTTTTTTAACCCTCTAGTGAAAGACCTATCTTTTAATGTTAATATGTATTCAACTATATTTTTAGCCATTACATTGGTAGTGTTGCAGGTTGTTTTGTGTCTCCACTTAATCTTTTTCCGTCAAAATCAAGAGCGTAATTTAATTGTGCATATGTTTCAATCCATTGATCAGTTGTCATTCCTTCAATCTCCTGAATGGAAGTCCCAAAATAAAAGCGGATTAATGCATTGGCTTTTGAATAAGCATTTGCAGTATCTCCGCTTTGATTATTTGACCTGTAACTATTTAGTTTTTTTTTACGTACCCTTGTAAAACTTGAACAACTGAAACTGCTTGCATTGCTAATCCAAATCTTTCATCGCCTTCGATTTCAAGCTGTTTGTCTCCGGCGATCCAACAATTGGTCAAAATAGCACATCCGGCTTTATAAATGTCTGGCTCACCCCCACCAAGTCCGCCCATTGCGCTCATTGCTTTCGACAAAATTGGTGGTTTCGGATGATGAATTATACATCCCATTCCGTTTTCAATAACTAAAGTGTGGGTTCTGGCTCCTTTTGGTATTAATCTTCCGAATTTTTCATTTATTTTTTCTGCCGAAAGTTCTAAAAACTTTTCTTGTTCTTGTTCCGTTAATTCGTCAAATTTTGAACTAACAATCTGATTATCTGTTTTACTCATGATTTGTTATTTGGTGATTTGTGATTTTATGAAAATTCTATTCCGGCAATTTTTAGACCGTAAGTTCTTTTTATTTCAGTATCATCAACGGCAACTTCAATTCCATCATCCATGAATTCAGCGTTTTTAATTCTGATTCTTGAAACATTTACCGCATTATCTAAAACTGCAAGAACTTCAAATATAGGAATTTCCAATAAAGAACCAGTTGGACTTAAATTTCTCAATTTTAAAGCATCTGTATATGATAAATCAATAGATGCTTCATATTCTTTTGTAGCCCTGCCTCTGGAAACTGGTTCATCAGAAAATCCTTTATTATTTGTTTTTTCCTGTGTTACTGTAGCTGTCAATGCAGATGCGGATGAAACTGTAATTCCATCAATCATCACAACAATATCTGCTGCCGAAAACGCTTTACCGTTTACTAAAACTTGTTTTACTTGTCCCATATTTTAACCTATTTTTGGAACGAATCCAATATTAACAACAATTGTTCTTGCAACTCCTACTGGTACAATTTTAACAGTTATCACAACTTGTGATGTTGCTAAAACATCTTGATCTGGATCAATTAAAACGCTGCCATTAGGTAACTTTCCAGTTGCTTGGTTCACACTTATTTCACCGGCCTGTGCCATCTGATCAAGACCATTTAAAACAGCGCTTTCAATTCCAAAAATAGTTGATTCGCTTAATTTACCTGAAACTGCATCAACATACAACGGTGAATTAATGAATGGCAATAATTTCTGTCTTGATAAACGTATTGCTTTTTGAATAGTTCTTGAATTCTCAATAAAAGCAAAATCACTATCTGCTTTTGTTGTTTGCGGAGAATCTAAATAAAACGTTCCTGATATTTCTTGTCTTTTGATTAACACTAAATAACCTAAATCATTTAATGAATTAATCAATGATTCTGCAGTGTCTTTTACAAGATCTCCATTTGCGAATGCCGGCTGTTGAAACTCTGTTGTATCTGCAACGTCAAATTTATCGACCCATCCAATGTTTTCATGAACATTTGATAAAGCAATTGTTCCCAACGTGGCGCCAAGTGACGTAACACTTTGAGCAGATGAAACCGCAAGTGCTGCTCCAACTCCAGAACCATCTTCTGAAATATCAACTGAAACCCATTTCAAATCCAACGCTCTTAAATCGGCTAGTGTCGATAAATCGGCTACTCCTGAAATATCAGCACCAAGAACTGCAATTGTTGGCCTGTCCTGCGTCAATAATGTTTCAATT